AAAGTCATTTGTTGGAGTTGTTTTTCTAAATTGAAACATCATTAAATTCTCAACTTTTGTTTCTTTGAATTCTTTATTCTTAACCATTTCACACCTTTCAATATTTACGTTTTTATGTAAGTAGTCTCTTACTAATTTAAATCCTGATGTATTTAAAATAGTTGCTGGTATGTAAAAACAACATATACCATTTTCTTTAAGATCTTTAACAGCTTTCACACAAAATAGACCATAAATATCAACACTTCCTTTTATAACATCTTTATACTTCTTTTTAATCTCTTCTGGGAGTTTAGGATGTCCTTTACCACCATAAACAAAATAAGGAGGATTACCAACAATTAAGTCCATTTTATTTGTAAAATCAGTCATTAAATAATCGCCGTTAATACATTTTACACCTAACTTTTCATATTTATCTTTAAATTCATTATATAATATTGGGTCAAATTCTACACCAGTAATATTTTTATAACCTCTTTTAATGATACCATCTAAAAAATTACCAGTACCATAAGAAGGTTCTAAAACTTTATCATTAATATTAACTTTGATATCTCTAAAAGCATCATCTACATCTTTTGCTGGAGTCATAAATTGACCCAAACTTTGACGATGTGATTTAGTGGATTTTTTTAAATATTCTTTTTCTTCTACTTCACCTTTTCCGTATAATCTAGATCTTCTGTATCTATGCATATATATATATTATATTATAAAATAATTTTAAAATAAATTAAATTCATTATATTTTTACAAAAAAATATCTACATTATAATATATATATATGTATTTGTATATTTTGTTTGATACATTTAGTAAATCTATTTATGGAATTTATGACGATGAAAAGACCATAAAACAAAAAATAGATAAATTTGTTAGAGATGATCTTGATAATGAAATTAAAAATTATAGATATAAAATATTAGATGAAGTTGATGCAAGTAAAAGACAAGAATATTGTATGATTGTTGAAAATTTACAAACTCAAAAATATATTATTGATGTAAAAAATTGTTATGTCAAAAATGGTGATGTAATACAACGATATATTTATTACACTAAATTATTAAATGATAGTGCAAATCCAATTTTCATATATAATAGTTAAATTTTAATATAAATTCTTCGAATTTATATTAAAAGGGCGAGATTTTTACAAGATTCTTAATTTTAACCATCTAAAATGATGATTAATATGAAATATATATTAAAAATAAATTTATTTATACCATAAAGTATTATGTAAGTATCTTTTAGATGTATTTTAGATGATTAAAATTAAGAATCTTGTAAGAATCGCCCGATTATTTAATAAATTCTTTAGAATTTATTAAATAATATAATTATAAAATTAAAATCTAACTCTACTATATATATTATGTCATATACAGGACTTAAAAATGTTAATCGTAAGAATGAGGAACACTTAATACCAGATCATATATATTATGATTTAGATATAACCAATAATAATTTAGGATTAAATAACAGTATTAGTCCATTAATAAATTTTAATGAGATTAGAACATCAACATTCTTGCAAAATCCATCAGATTATTATTTAAGTATAGTTCGTTTTCAGGTTGAAACCACATCATTACCTTTATTTATACCACAAGTTGATATTACACAAAATAATCCAAATGTATTAGTATATACAGTAACATTAGTATTCGGTGCTAATCAAGTAACAATTCCTTTGTTATTTTCTCCTCAAGATTTAACAGTACCACCACCATCACCACCTTTTACTGCTAGTACATACGGTAATCCTTATTATTACATCTATAACATTCAAAAATTTATATTTGATACGGTCAATCCTGCACTTCAAACAGCATTTACAGCACTTCTAGCTCTAGGAGCATTACCAACAACAAATGCTCCATTTATTGAATTTGACCCTTTTACTAATTATTGTATTTTAAATGCTGATGTTCTAGGATATAATCAAGCATCAGCATCACCACAAATCCAAATATTTATGAATGCTAATTTATACCAATTATTTAATTCTTTTACAGCAGATTTTTTTGGTGGTACAATATCTCCAAATCTTGCTGTTAGATTAAAAGTATTTAATAATAAAAATACAAATATAATAAATTATCCTACCTTTAATGCTATACAAATGTATCAAGAATTTTCAGTAATACCTGTATGGAATCCCGTAAAGTCAATAGTATTTACATCTAATTTACTTCCTGTAAATCCATCTTATGCTGGTGATCCTGTAGTTATCATCGATAATAATGTGGTATCACCAAATTCTTCAAATAATGCATATGTAAATGTCATTAGTGATTATCAAGTAGAATTAATAAAAGGTAATGAAACAAGACCATTGGTTCAATATGTCCCCACCGCTGAATACCGCTTATTTGATTTAATCGGAAATAATCCTTTAGGTACTCTTAATTTACAATGTTTCTGGAAAGATAGATTTAATAATCTAGTCCCATTTCAACTAAAGACTGGATGTACTGCTTCTATTAAAATAATGTTTAGAAATAAAAAATATGCAGATCAAGGAGAGAAATAAAATTATATAGATTATAAAATATTTTAGAAATAATTATTTAATTCTAAAATATTATCTCTGATAATAGTATATATATCAATGAGTGCCGATTTTCATAAGATTTTAGTAAAAGACGACGTTCTAAATGTTACTGACGATATTGGGTATGCAGTTCTCAAGGGAGCACAACAAATTACACCAACTGTATTTAATGCTTCATCTATTTCTAACCAAACTCATCAATTTAGCGTTCAGATACCATCGGAACAAACTCTCATATGCCGTGAGGTGTTATGGAGATGTACCGTTCAAATTATTCTAACTGGTGTTGTTGGAGCAGGACAACCTAATCTTACTGAATGGGGTAAATCAGATTCTTTCGCTTCCTTCCCTCTCCAAAGATTACTCACTAATTTACAATGTCAAATTAATAATAACACTGTATCTCAAAATTATCAAGATGTATTACCTGTAATTATTCGTTCAATGGATACCAGACGTTTAAATAGATATGGTGGAAGCACACCTACCAAACCCGATTTATATGCTTATGCAACAGGCAGATCAACAGTTGGTGCTCAATTCGTAATGCCTGATATAATGAATCCCATAAATGGTTTTAATTTATCAACTGACCCTAATTATGTTGGTAATGGTTCATTTGTATTAGATAGTTTAGTTGATGTTCCTGCAACAGCAACCACTCCTGCTGTTACTACAATTACTGCTACATTTACTGAACCTATTTTAATGTCTCCTTGGATTTGGGGACAACCTGAATCAAATAACCAAGGAATATACGGCATACAAAACTTAAATTTTACCCTCCAGATGAAAGCAAATCCATCTGATGCTGTAAGATGCGGTTCAGAACAAATTTCTAATATGTCTGCTTCTTTCCCTCCTAATGCTTTTACAAATTCTCAACTTTTATTCAAATTTTACACCCCTCACCCATCTTCATTAATGCCTTCAAGAAATGTAGTACCTTATTCTGAATATTTACTCTTCAGAACTCCTGCTCCTCTTGTCGCTTTTGGTGCTTCAAGTTCTGTAACATCTCCTTCTATTCAATTAAATCAAGTACCAAGTAAATTAATAATTGGTGTATATAATGGATATACAGCAACAAGTGTTTCAAAAAGCGATGGTTATCAATCAATTAATTCTATAACTTTACAATGGAATAACGGGGCAGGACTTTTAAGCACAGCCACCGTTTATGACCTCTATAAATTCAGCACTGAAAGTGGCAGTAATCAATCTTGGAATGAATTTGTAGGACAAACAAATGGTGCTGCAATGATTGGTGTAAATTCATACATATCTAACAAACTCTCAACAAGCGGTTCTCTCGTCTATCTCACAATGGCAAAACACGTTCAATTGGTCGAAGATTTCTACTCCGCATCAAGTATAGGCAACTTCAATTTAACTGTAACTGTAAATTATACTAATAAAGTCCAACCTGTCCCTCAACTATCACCAATTACACCACAACTTTTCGTATATGTTCAAAATGAAGGCCTTTTTATATCAGAGAAGGGCAGTAGTTCCACATTTACTGCAGTGTTAAATAAGAACGATGTATTAGATGCTAGTATGCAAGGACAACCCGAATTAACAAGTATGGAAGCAGAAGGACTCGCAGGTTCTGGAATGCCTGATAAATTATTAGGAGCTATTGGTAGAAGACATCAAAGAAGTAGAGCAAATCTTGCTGGTATGGGTCGCTCTGGTGGTGAAATGTCTAAAGGTTCTGCTTTATCCAAGTATTTAAAATAAACAATTTAGAAAGAATTAATTTATAATTTTATAAATATATTATCTATGTATAATATATATATATAAATGCCTTATGATAATGAATATAATCGTGATATCGCCCGAAAAACTAGAAGCATTGTTTTAAATTATATAAATTCTGATTTAGTTGGCGGAGGCAGTTGTAATTGTGATGGAGAATCAAATTATAAAAAAGGTGGTGCAAGATTAGGAAACCCAAAATTAATAGGATACCCTAAAGGAACATATTTATCTGGATCTCAAATGCCATCTGGTGCATACGGAACAAATGCCTATGGAACTTTAGGTCGTGGAATATCTCCTCCTACATCATTAATTAATGATACTTTATTAAGACAAAATACTGATATTATCGGTGCTAATAGTGCAGGTAGATCAAGAATGCTTTCTCAAAAATATAATGGTGCTGGCGTTGGTGGTATTGGAGGTCAGGTAGTTCCATCTATTAGAGGTACATCTATTTACGATAGAGCAATTAGACATCAAGTATATGATAGTAATAGACCACCAAGTAATTTAACACCTGTAGCACAACAACAAGGACAATATGGAAGTGGTCGTTATAGTGGTGATGGTTTCTTGGAAGATTTCGGAACTGGTTTCAAAAGAGGATTTTTTGGAACATTAGGACTAGCTCAACCATTACTTCCATTATTAGGAGTAAAAGGAGCTATCGCAAGTGCTGGTATTGAAGGTCTTAAAAAATTAGCAGGAGGAAAGAAACCTGAAAGACCAAATTATGGTTTAGATCTTGAGAAACCAATGAGCGGTGGAAGTTATTTACAATTAGAAAATTCAACATCTAAATTAATTAAACCTCAAAGCGGAAGCGGTCGTAGTGCTGGATCAAAATTAAACACTGGTGGAAGACCTAGATTATCTAAAGCAAAAAAAGCAGAAAAGAAAGCATTAGAAAAATGTATGAATAGAAAAAGTGGTGCAGGATTTAAAGAAGAGTTCATAAGAGGTTTCAAAATGCCATATGAATACGCATATAATAAAGTTTTAAAACCTGTTTATACGAATGTTATTGAACCTTCTATGCCTGCAATTAAAGAAGCACTATTAAGAAAGTTAAGAGAAAAAGCACAAGAAGCAATCGTCGCAGGAATTCAAGGATTAGGTCGTAGTGCTGGATCAAAATTAAACACTGGTGGAAGACCAAGATTAAGTAAAGCAAAGAAAGCTGAAAAGAAAGCATTAGAAAAATGTATGATGGGAGCAGGTCGTAGTGCTGGATCAAAATTAAATACTGGTGGAAGACCAAGATTAAGTAAAGCAAAGAAAGCTGAAAAGAAAGCATTAGAAAAATGTATGTCTGGTAAAGGTAAAGGAAATCGTACAGAAATAGTTCGTGGTGTAATGAATGATATGGGATTATCTATGATCGAAGCATCTAAATACGTAAAAGCACATAATTTATACTAATTGCTAAATAATAATTTAAATAATAAATTTATAAAATTTATTATCTAAATCTAATATATATATAATATGACAGATATTAGAATAAGACAAATGAGAGAAGTTTTAGATGAAGATAGAAATGCTAATAAACAAAGTTTTCAAAGAAGTGTAAAAGTTCAACAAATGACACCACAAACAACAGATACAAAAGTACCAATTGAAGGTAGAGTTAGATATAATATTAATGGTCTATTTAATAAATTTAGAGTACAGTTAGAAGATACTATTGACGAATATAATGATGGTGTCAGATTAACAGGAGTTGAAGAAATAATATCATCATATAATAATATTATAAATTATATTAGTGCATACACAAAAACATACAATATGACAACTCAAGACAAATCATATATAGAACAAAAATTTAATGAATTATTAGATTATGTAAATACGGTCGGACAAATTGCAAGAACAGATCGCCCAGTTGATTTAAATGATATGGAAGAATTAGTAAGTATTTATCCAACCAGACAACCAGTAGGTGTTTCATCACGTGTAGTAAGAGCAAGAACAGATTTAGTACCAGTTGTAGCAGGACAAGATGCAGTATATGCAGAAGCAAAAGACGAGTTTAATAATATATTTTTAGAGATTGAAAATGATGTAAATTTAAATCCACAAGAAAGAGATAATTTAAGTGTAGAATTAAGTGATATATATGACAGATATAGAGAGCAAATAGGTGTATTATTCGAGAATGCACGAAATCAAAATTCAGCACCATATAGAAGTGCTGAAGCAAAATTACGCAATGTTATCCGTGAATTACAACCTTTTTTTGAAATGTACCCAAATATTGACAATATGAGAATATAATTTATACTATAATTATTTTCTAAATTATAATATACATATATAATATGGAAGTAGGATTTGAAAAAGAAAAACCAGATATCGATATTGTCCCAATATTAAAAGCACTTAAATATCCAAACTCAAATATTAAAGTAATTGGTACTGCGTCATTAAAAAGTCAAAAATATCCTTCAGATTATGACATCATAACCAACGTTAAAGATAAAGATCCTGAAAGAGTTTATAATACATTCAAAAAGATAATTAGTAAAACAAATAAGATGCCTAATGTATATTTTATAGAATTAAAAATTCAAGGTAAGACCGATAAAGATAAGAAAAAATTTTTTGATAATGAAAACATACCAAAGGACGAATTTATTAGAAAATTTAATCGTGGTATTGAATTTATTAAAATAGATTATGTTGTTAGATTTGGTAATATCTTTAAAGATGTAAGTATTAATTATTTTTTTAATACTGAATTAACACGTGAAGATATATTTCATATTTTATTAACACGTATGAATAATGATGCACGAGAATATAGAAAAGAAGGAAGATATTTTAAAGCATTAAAAAGAATATTTAATATTTACAGATATTTACGTCAAAAAAGGTCATTAGTTAAGCTAGCAAAATTTTTTAATAGTGAATTTGGTAGGTTATATGCTTTATCATCTAATTTAAAAACAATTAAATTATTAGTTGAATCAGGATATCGTGATGCTGATACGAGAACTAAAATATTAATAAATTTAAAAGACCTTGGTATTGAACCAGATATTACAAAAATAAATAATGTAATTGAGAAGACAGATAAAATATTTAATGATAAAGCAAAAGAATATTTCATTGAAAATGGTATCAATATAAATAAATTAAAAACTGAAATAGACTATGTAGGACGTCAAGTCGAAAAAACAGGAATTACACCAGAGAAATTATAAATATTTAATAAAAAAAATCTAAATCTAATATATAGATGTCTTTTAATTTTAATAAAGTAGGTCGCCCACTAGTAAAAATTAATGGTGGTAAATTAGATGGTAAAATAATTTATTTAAATTCAGATGATAAAGATGATACAATCAAAAATTTTAATAGTTTAAAACTACCTAGTGATAGCAGTTTTCAGGCAGTACCAACCGAGAGCGTAAATGATTATAGAGTTCAATATATTACAGGTCAAAGTGGTAGCGGTAAGAGTTTTTATACTGGAAATTTTTTAAAAGAATACAAAAAGAAATTTTCAAAAAATCAAATATATTTATTTAGTGCTGTTGATGATGATAAAAGTTTAGATAAATATAAAGTTGGTCGTATTAATTTAAATGAAGAATTTGCTAGAGATCCACCTAAATTAACTGATTTTAAAAATACTTTAGTAATCTTTGATGATACTGACGTCATTAAAGATAAAAAGATTAGAGATGCAGTTTATGCATTAATGAATTTAATGCTTGAAACTGGTCGCCATCATAACATCAGTGTAATATTAACAAATCATTTAGCAACTAATGGTAAGGACACAAGAAGAATATTAAATGAATGTCATTCTATAACTTTATTTATGAAAAGTGGAGCAGGTCGTGGTATCAAATATTTATTAACTGAATATTTAGGTTTAGACAAAGCTCAAATCAAAAAATTAAAGAATATGGATACACGTGCAACAACAATATTTAAAACTTATCCAATGGTCGCAGTTGGTGAGCGTGAAATATTCTTATTAAAAGATGTAGAATAAGATTTAATTTAGATTATTAAAAATAATTATCTAAATTAATTATATATATGGATTTTAAAAGTCAATTATCTTTACAATTAAAAAATAAAAATTTGAGTGATTCTTCAATCAAGTTATACTTACGAAATTTAGATAAATTAAATGATGATCTTCCAATCAAAAATTTAAAATTTCTTGAAAATTTTGAAGAAATTATTAAAAAATTAGAGAAATACAAACCTAATACTAAAAGAGGTTATTTAATTTCTATAGTTTCAGTTTTATCAACACAATTAGAAAATAAAAAAATGTTAAAATTACACAAGAAATATTATGATGAAATGATGAAAATTAATACTGAAATTAAAGAGACCCCAACTAATGAAATGAGTCATCAACAATCTGAAAATTGGTTAGAATGGTCTGAAGTGATGGAGAAATATAAAACTTTAAATTTATTAGTAAATAAATTCGTAGGTGATAAAGTAATTAGTGAAGCAAAATATAATTTATTATTATCATTGATGGTATTGTCGTTGTATATTTTCAATTCTCCCAGACGTAATAAGGACTATAGTCATATGAATATAATTAGACCTTATAAAAATGAAGTTGATAAAAACTATCTTGATTATGATAATAAAAAATTTATATTTAATGTATATAAGACTGCAAAAACTGAAGGTCAGAAGATAATGGATATTAGTGATGAATTATATGAAGTAATTAATTTATATTTAAGACATCATCCATTATTGAAGGGAAAAAAGATGTCTAAAAAAATTGATATACCATTTTTAGTATATTACGATGGTACTGAATTTACTGCTGATAATTGCATAACTAGAATATTAAATAAAGTATTTCATCCTAAAAAAGTATCTTCTTCTCTTTTAAGACATATATTCATTACTAAAGAATTTGGTGCAGAAAATAAAAAGATGGAAAAAGTGGCATCTGAAATGGGTCATACAGTCGCAACACAAAAAGCATATATTAAAGATGTAAAAACTATTTAGATTTAAAAAATATATTTAATTGTAAAAATATTTTCTAAATATAGTATATATAAATGTCTGAAACTCACAATCCATACGACCCTTTTGATGATCGCAACCCTAAAGATTTGTCTAAAATTAAACCAAAGCAACCACCACCAGTAACAGAAATAATCCATCACCCTGAAGAAGTTTTTGTTTCTCGTAATTTTGGGAATGATCCTGAAATGGTATTAGTTGAATTATGGACTCAACAATATAAAATAAAAACATCACTATCAGAAATAGATGATACTTTAATCCATATTTTAAAAACAAGAATAACTAAATTAATTGATAAAATCATAAGTGCTTTATTAGTTGAAGTAGATGTAAAAGATCATCAAAAATATAGAAAATATTTAACCACAGGTGAATTAGAAACAGTACCAGAATCTCAATCTTTAGAAATTCCAGCTATGTTAAATTAAATCGTTTCTTAAAATCTTTGATTGATTCTGATAGCGTCTTTTTATTCCAGAGCAAGTATCGTGAGAGACTGCCTGCGGTGAGAAAATTTTCAAAATCTTCATTTTTCTGATGGCGTTTGATGTATCTTTGTTTTCTTTTTTCGTCGCCGTGCATAGTAAAGTCTTCATATGGTTCTCCATTTGGTCTAATTGCTCCAAAACTTACTTTTTTATGGTTGCCTTCATCATCAGAGAAGAATGCATCATATTTTTTTAATTTATTTTTAGATTTACGTAATTCAAATGTTATCATATATTTGAATTAGATAATAATTTTTATACTGCACCATATACTGATGCCCTAATTTTTAATCCAGTTTTATGTTTTTCAGTCTTAAAGTGGTGAGTTTTATTTACAGGATAATATTTTCCGTAGCATATAGCACATTCAATAGGATCATCATCGGCGTGAATTAATTTCATTTTATTACTATATTTAGCGTTGTATTGTGCTTTCTTTAGTCTCTTTTTTTCGATTTCACTGATTACTTCTAAATAAGGTATTGGTTGTTCTTCTTGCATCTTCTCTGTATATTATATATATAGATATTTCTTTATAACAAAATACAAAATACAAAATCTAGATATTTATTCTTCGGAATTTAAAATTTCTTTTTCTAACATCCAGTCTAAAGTCGCCTCTTTCCATTTTTTCATACGATATCGGAGATTACGTTCTTTATATGTCTGTAAATTTTGTAAATAATACTGTCTTTTATATGCTTTTATATCTGTTATTTTATCAGTAGCATTCTTTGGGACATTTACTGGTGTAATTTCATCAACTAGTGATTTTCTATACATTGCATCTAACATTTCAAACATTTTCATTATCTTTGTATATAATATTATAGATATTTCTTTATAACAAATCTAAATATATTTTCTAAATAATATATATGGAACAAAATACTATTATTTCAATTGTAGCAATTATCGTGTCAGTTGGTGGAACTATTTTAGCAGTTATCAACCATAAACGGTGTCGCTCTCACTGTTTTGGTACTGACCTAGTCGCTAGTATCGATGTAGATAATACAACTCCGACTGAAGATTTAAGAATTAAGATACCAAAACCAACCGTAAAATTATCACTTCCACCATCACCAAAAATTAATAGGATTACTTATGACGCCTAAATAGGTATCTTTAGCTTTCTTAATTCGAAACATTTTCTAAATATTTCTAATTCAATTTCTTCTATTTCTTTCTGTGAAAGATTTTCATTTTTCAATAACTTTAATAAATTTTTAATCTCAATTAGTATAGGGTTCATATATAATCTAAATATTTTTTTATTTCTATATCACTTTAATCTTAAGAATCTTAAGATTATAATGGTGCATAAATTAAAAGGTGGAGGCATTTTTTTATATTTTTTATACCGTTAATGATAATACTATTATTATAAATATTATTATTGTCGTGAGAAATATTGGTGGAGGCATTTTCTGAAATCTATATTTTTAAAAATAAAAAAAAATAAAAATATTTTCTAAATTTGAGAATTTGAAAAATTGCTTCCACTTCTTCCACCTTTTAATTTATGATATAATAAATATATAATAAATTATAATAGATGATGATATTTAGACCATAAATAATATAATTTAAAAATATGGTGTAAAAACCTTGCCTCCATCTTTCTTCCACCCTGACGTTAATTGCTTCCACCTTGCTTCCACCACCATAATTATGATGTAAAACACATTAAAAATTTTAAAAAATTTAAGTATGGTATAATCTTCGTAGGGTATATAAAGGAATTTAAAAGGGTATATAAAGGAATATTATTAAATATATATAGACTTCGTAGAAAAATATTTAGATTTTAATAAAATTAATTAATTATAAAATTCTTTGTATTTTAATTTAAAGAATTATTATCTATTATAAATATATATATAGAATGTCTCAAAAAATCCTAGATTTTGTAAAACAAAAAACTCTAATAATATCTCCCATCAAATATAATGATAAAGAAGATCAACATTGTTACACAACGGTGAAACCAAAAGACAAATCATTAAAATGGTTTCAAATGAATTTTGTTGAAAGTATGAATACTTATAATGATAAAATGGAACAATTTCCTAATAATCAAGGTATAATGATAAATTTATACGGATTATATAATAAATATATTTGTTTTGATGCAGATGATGAGAAATCAAATAATTTTATGTTAAAATTCATATCAGATAATGGTCTAAATAAAATATCAACAAAATCCTTAAGACATATAACACAAAATTTGACTTATAAAAATCATTATTATTTTAAACTTCCAGATGATATATCAATAGAAGATGTAGAAAAAAAGAAACAATTTGATAAACACGAAATATATGGTAATTTAGATATATTATTTTTAATAGGAGAACATAAAAATTCAGAAATAGATTATGAAAATATCAGTGAAATACCAGAAGATTTAATACTAAAATTTTTTAAAGATGGTGTTAAAGAAGAAAAAGAAGAAGAAAAAGAAGAAAATGATGAAGAAGTTGATGAAAATAAAATTAAAGAATTATTAAAATTATTTAAACCTTCAACAGGTAATAAGCACGATGAATGGATGAAAATAGGAAGTGCTATAAAATCAATAGATGAATATGCTATAAAAATATTTGATGATTTTAGTAAAAATCGTGAAAATTATAATAAAAGTGGTACTCCAACACTAAAACAACATTGGAAAAGTTGGAAGAAATTAGGTGGTTGGGGTGCTTTAATAAATATTGCAAAAGCAGACAATCCTGAAGGATTAAAAAAATGGATGTCTAAATGGTGTAAAAAAGAAACAAAAGAAAATAATGATGAAGAATATAATAAAATGAAAGAACAGTTCAAAGATAGGTTATTTATCATTGAAAGTCCTATTACTTATGGTTTTATAAATGATGATAATGAGACTATATTTTATCAATTAAAAGATTTAAGACAATTATTAAAACCATTTAAATGTGGAAAAAGAGAATTTATAGATTTATGGTTAGAAGACAGTACCAGAAAAACATTCTCTAAAATTGATTTTATACCTAATAATTTAAATGCAAAGATATATAACAACTTTAGAGGATTTAAATATGAAAATGATAAGAAAATAAATATGGAAAAGATTCAACCATATTTAGATCTAATAAATATTTTATTAAAAAATGAAGAGGTGAGTATAAATAGTTTTTTAGATTGGTGGGCGTGGATTAGACAAAGACCAGACCAAAAAACAGAGAAAGCAGTAGTATTATACAGCGACGTTCAAGGAGTCGGAAAAAATACACTAATACAATTTTTTAATAAAATTATAACTTATTCAACCACAGTAAATGATGTAAAAGATTTAGTTAAAAATTTTAACACTCATATCACAAATAAATTGGTTATATGTGGCGATGAAGTAAAAGTAAAAGCACGTGAAATTAGAGATGATTTAAAAAATATGATAACACGTACTGAAATGATTGTTGAAAAAAAATGTGTTGATGCATATCAAATAAATGATTATTCAAATTATATTTTTACAACTAATAACCAAACAGCATTTTATATCGAACCAACAGACAGAAGATTTATATTATTTCAACTTGCTGATGTTATTATGACCGAAGAAACAAGTAAAAAATTATATGCTCTTATGAAAGATGAGGAAGCTTTAGAAAGTATGGATACATTTTTAAGAACTAGAACTATTCCAGATAAATTAAAAGCACCAGAAAATGAATACAAAAAATTATTAAAAGCAAATTCTTTACCAGCATATATCCAAATGGTATATAGACAACCTAATAAATTTTATGGTGAAGAAATGACTATAAGTGTATTATATGATATAGCAATTAATTATGCTAAACAACACGGTTTAGAATGGACTTTTAGTGCTGAAAAGATGTCAAGGGATTTTAAGACAGAATTTCAATCATTTTTTAGAAAAAGAAAAGATGCAAATAAATATATATTTCCTAGACAATCAGAATTAATTGAATGGTTAGAACAAAAAAGACCTCAAATTGTTATGGAAGAATTACCATCAGAAGAAGATGAAGAAGATATTAATGATAGAATAGAAGAGCTTCAGAAAAAGATTCAACAATTACAACAAAAGAAAAAAGAAATTAAAAAATAATTTAATCACATTTAGATATCTTTTTTGGTTCTGGTACTTCATCATTTTGTTTCATAGATAAAGTAACAAGATTTATATTTAATTTTTTTAATAATTTATAAAAATTTTCGTCAGTAATTGGTA